TGGACCCATGCCGAACCGTTCCAGTCATAAACATAGACCCCGCCCTGCTCGGCTGATGCGCCTTCCCATGCGTGGGCGCCAACCGCCAAAACCGTGCCGGCATCGTTGAGGGATACGGAAATGCCGAAATAATCACTCGCCGCCGCATCCGCCGCGGTCAACACGCTCCCCCGCTGGACCCATGCCGAACCGTTCCAGTCATAAACATAGACCCCGCCCTGCTCGGCTGATGCGCCTTCCCATGCGGAGGCGCCAACCGCCAAAACCGTGCCGGCATCGTTGAGGGATACGGATCTGCCGAAATTATCACTCGCGGCCGCATCCGCCGCGGTCAACACCTTGGAATGCGAGCATTTGAGGTAGTTCTCGCCGCCGTAGAGCACCATCTCCGTGTTGACGAAGGTGCCGCTGGTGTAGTCGCCTGCCTGGCTGGCCTGCACGGTCCAGTGGTCCGGCGGGTCGGCCAGGGTCACATAGGCGGAGCGCGGGGTGTCGCCGTACAGGCCGTTGCTGCTCTTGGTGTTGGCAAACAGGGTGAAGCTGCCCGGCTTTACCCCCGGCAGCGGCAGGTTGGGCGAGGAGAGCGAGGCCAGAAATACCCCACTGGACCAGGAGAGCCCCAGGCGGAATTCGTAGAGATCCACATCCGGATCATCCACCGTGGCGGAATAGGCCCGGATGGATGAGTTATCACCCACGATGCACTCCAGGCTGCCCAGGGAGACCGGGGCGTCATTGCGGCCCTGCACCGTGCGGCTCACCACGGGTGCGAGGTTGGGCGGGGTCTTTTTCTCGCCGATGGCCACGGTGATGAGGCGGAAATAATAGGTGGTTCCTTCCTCCACCGGGTCGAGGCTGAAGCCGGTGCCGGTGGTGTCGAACTGATGGGTATAGGTGGCGCCGCCATCCAGCGAGAGCCAGACCTCCACCCGGTCAAACCAGGGGTAGTCGGCGGGGATCACATAGGAGACCTTGAGCCGGGTGAAGGTCCGCAGCCGAAAAAAGTAGTTCTCCTCCACGATCTGGATATTGCCCACCTCGGGCGGTAGGCTGGCGCGGTCGGGCAGGGTGCAGGTGTAGACGCCTTCGAGATCGACATCGTAGGTCTGGTTGTAGAGCGCCTCATCCTCATAGGCGAACACCAGGGAGACGGTGCCGTCCTCGGCCCGGTCTTTTTGCTGGACCCGCAGCAGTTGATTGGCGATTGATTTGGCGGTGCAGGAAAAGTCCACCAGGTCGTGGGGCTCCAACCCCAGGCAGTTGTCGCGGAAGGCTCCGCTGATGGAGCGGTCCAGCTGCATCCGCTCCAGGTTATAGGTGGCGATCTCGCCCACATGCGCCTTGTCGGTGGAGCCGAGCAGGGAGAGCTCGTTCACCACCCCCAGGCTGTCGCCGATGGGGATGTCGTCCACCGAATATCCCTTGTCCGCGTCCACGAATTTGACCACCAGGCCGTCCGCCTTGCCGAACCGGGAGGGCTGGGAGATGGTGATCGAGGCCTTGCCGGAGGCCGATTGCAGGATATGTGAATCGTCCAGCACCATGGCCACGGTCTCGTAGTTGAGATCGGCGTAGCGCATGGCGTACTTGCCGCCGGACCAGATGATCTCGCCCCGAAAATGGCGGAGGATATCCTCCAGGATGTCGAAGGATTTCGCCCGGTCGGCGATGAGCATGTTGATCTTCCACCCCTTGGCGTCGCAGTAGTTGGCCGCGGAGATCCAGGAGGGCAGGTCGATCAGGGCCGGGTCGTTGCCCAGGCCGTAGCGGGTGTTGGTGAACCAGTCGTAGGCGGCGAGAACATAGTTGTCGTTGGTGGCCGGGGCAGGGCCGAACTGGAGATTGCGCACCGAGCCGCCCACGTCGTAAAAAGAGGAGTCCAAGGAAAATGTCAGCCCCGCGCTTACGGCCACGGTGCGCTTGACCACCCCGTCCAGCAGATAGGTGATGGTGGTGGCGGAATAGACGATCTCGAAAATGGAGTCGCTGGTGTAGGCGCCGAAAGCACCGATATAGACCCCGGATTCATAGATCTGCACCAGGCCGGTGTTCAGGCAATACCAGGCATAATCCAGGCCGGTGTAGCTCATGTTTAAAAGAGGGTCGGAGTTGAGCCCGACCATGAGCCGCTTGTCGGTCTGGTTGGGCGAGAACGCCACCGCCGCGGCCCCGGTGTGGGACTGCTGGCTGTACACGTCGCTGTCGGTCCAGACGTCGGTGCCGGTGGGCTTGCTCGCCGAATTGCCGTTGGTGACCACGCAGTTGCCCCTGGCCACGAAGGTGGTGCGGATGTCGTGGAGGATGCGGCCCGCCAGCAGCAGGGCGATGGATGGCTTTCCGGCAAAATAGTCCCGGTCGTACTCGAGCTTGAACACCCCGTAGGCGACGAAGCGCTTGTTGTCGGTCCACTTGGCCACCGCCGCCTGCAGGGCCGTATCCACGGTCTGCACCGGAGAGCCGCGGTGGAACCAGAACGAGGCCTTGCCGCCGTAAGTGGTGTAGAGGCGGTCATCGAGAAACACCTGGGGCACCCCGTCCACCGAAACCACCCCGCCGATCTCGCCCTCGGCGAAGTTCTGCACCAGCCAGAGATCCTTGTTATCCGCGCCCGTGGCTTCGAGGAAAACCTCGTTGCCGGCCATCTTGTAGGTGCCGTACAGCACCCGGTGCACCTCCTGGCTGGAGCGGGTGGTGAACTTGTAGCCCCCTCGCTCCACGGTGCTGCCCTGGGCCGACTGCTGCGAGGGGCTTTTGGCCATGGATTGTTGCAAGACGCCGGCGACCACGGAAGCCGCTGCCATTGCAAAAAACGTGGTCGCCGCCGACCAGCCGGCGTAGTTCGCAACTGCCGCCACGACTAAAGGGATTGCTTGCGGCATCGCCACGCCCTCTCGATGGTATAATGCCGCAGCGGCGTCACCCCAACGCCGCGAGATTCTGATGCGGCAATGATGGTGCCGTTGCCGCCGTCGATGGCCAGAAACGGCGGCTTGTCAGAGCGCTGCAGGCGCAGGAGCAGGATATCCCCGGCAAAGGCATGGCTCGGCGAAACCACGGGCAGGGCGGAGTCCATGAACTCCACCATCAAGGCCTTGGCCGTGTCGGGCGCGGCCAGGAACAGGGCGGGGTAATCCTCCCGCCGCACCCCCTTGTATTCCTCGGGCAGGATGACCCCGCGCTCCGCCAGGTAGAGCAGGATGGAGCTGAAACAATCCACCACCCCCAACTGGTAGGGCAACCCGATGAATTTCCGGCTGATCGCGGCCAGGCTCAAGCGGACACCTCCGGGGTCTGGCCCCACCAGATGTTGACGCTCTCGATGCTGGGCAGCCACCGCTCGCCCCCGAAATTGGCCGTATTGCCGTAGGCTTCGCAGCGGGCATAGGAGCGGTCGCACCTGGTCTCGCTGCCCGTGTAGCCGCACTCCGCGCCCTTGAACACCCGCCAGCGGCAGGAGGAGGACTGCATGGCCAGGGTCTTCTGATGCCATTGCACCATGTCGCTGGCCAGGGTCACCTCGATGGAGCCCTCCGGGCTGCGCCAGTCATCGATGGTGCCGGAAAAGAGCACGACATGATCATCCGGGTAGGTGCCGATGAGCTGGTAATCCTCATCCAGGCAGACAAAATAGAGGGTGGCCGGTGAGCCCTGGGGGTCGCCGCCGTCGAAATACGGGGTGAGCTGGTCGTCCATATTGTCGAGGGCGAGCTGGGCCGAATCCACGATCTTGGCCAGGGAATAGCTCACGTTGCCGATCTTGTATGGCCGGGGCAGATACAGGGCGGAGTTGAAAAAGATGGGCACGTCGCACTCGGTAAAGCAATGCTCCACCGAATCGATTACCATCCGGAGCAGGGAAAACCCCCGGATCTCCCCGGAGGCGAGTTGCGCCTGAATGCCGGGATCGATATCAAGCATTGAGCTGGCCCTTGAGGGTGAGGCCGGTGGAGACCAGACGATTGTAAAAGGTGTCGAAGCTCATCAGATCCTCGCCGAACTTGCAGCGCACCTTGAGGAAGCCGGAAAAATCCATGGTGATGTACTGCCCGGCCGCAGGGGCCACGGTAAAGGTAATCTTGTCCGCCCCGTCCTCGCCTCCGGCGGCGGTGAAGGTGTAGTCGATCCCGGCAGTCATGGCCGCGCCGCCCACATAGACGGCGTAGCCCGAGGCCGTCTTGCTGGGCAGGTTATAGATGGTGGTGGAGCCGGTGCCGGTGCCGACGTATTCGCCGACGTAGGCCGAGGAAAAGGGATAGAAAAAATTAAAGGGCAGATGTTTCCCTTTGCGGCTCAGGAAAAACTGCCAGAGGAGCCGGGCCTTTGCCACGGAGGTGTCCTTGTATTTCAGGGGGAAGGTCCGTTTCGGAAACAGCCATTTCTGTTTGGAGACCGACTCGCCGCCTTCGTACTCCGAACCAAGGGTGCGGAACTCGATAGACTCGGAAAACGGCTCGACCGCCTCGACCTCGGTGAGCATATCCGGAAAGGCGGTCATCTCACATCACCCTCTGCAGATCGGAGCGCAGGCCCCGGTCGCCTTTTTGCAGGGCCTCGCGCAGAGGCCCCAGCACCGCCTGCGGGTTGCGCCGCATCATCTCGGTGATTGATTGGGCATCGGCGGCGATGATGGTGATGTTGATGGGGGCGGAGTCGCTTGCCGGCGCAGAGGATGTTTGAGCCCCAGCGGCCCGCACCTGCTTGCGGGAGATCACCGCTTCGCCTCGCTGCAAAATGGCGGGGAACTCATCGGCGGCCAACCCGGAATGGAAGCGCGGCGCCTGGACGAACAGGGCAGGCGATACGGCGCGGGATGGAGCGGCCCCCCCGACCATGCCGCCGTCATGATAGACGTTCGCCAGCATCATATGCAAACCGCCTAAAACACTGCTGGAATCATTCCACGATCCGGCCATTGACCCGGCCAACCCCCCCAACTGACCGCCCGTGCCGAAATCCTCGCCGACCAGCCCCATCATCATCTGGGCGGCGGCCCACTGGTCCACCATCTTCAGGGTCATTTCCGTGAAATTGTCCAGCCAGTTGTCGCTGCCGGTGCGGAGCGACTCGAAGAACCCGGCCCCCGCGTCCTGCATGTTCTGGAAGGCTTTCTTCTGGAACTCGCCCAGGTCATTGGTCTTGTCCTTGATATCCTCAAGGTCTTGCCCCATCCTCACCTTGAGGGCCGCGCTGAACCGCGCCTCCTCCTCCTCGGTCTGCTTGCCCATCAGGGTCAGGAGGTGGGATTTGTTCAGGAGCAGCTCGTACTCTTTTTGAATGCCCCGGATTGCCTTTTCGTCCTTGGACAGGGTGGCGGTTTCCAGCTCCTCGGTCCAGCCGATCACATCCTCGATGGCCTGGGCCTGGGCATCGAGCTGCTTGTTGAGGTTTTCCTGCTCAACGGCCTGGATCTTGGCGTTTTGGGCGGCGGCTTGCCAGGCGTCGATCTCCGGCTTATCGCCGAATTTACGGCGCAGCTTGTCCGCCTTCTTGTCGATCTCAGCCAGGGCATGATCCAGGCCGGTGAGGGCCACGGCCCCGGTTTCATCGGCAAGCTCCTGATTCACCCGGCCCCACTCTTCCACCAATGATCTGGCATGGGAGGCGGCTTTTTTTGCCGCGTCTTGCTTTTCTTTCAGGGCGACAAGGGCTTTTTCATCCGCCGTTGCCTGCTCCCTGGCCGCCTTTCCCTCCGCGATTCTCTTTTTTTCCGATGCGGCGGCGGCCGCCGCATCCTTGCCGGCGTTGCTGTTCCGGCTCGAATACATCTCTTCCGCTCCGGCGGTAAAGTCACCCCCGGCGTTTTTCCACCTGTTGCCATTGCTTTGGGCATATTGCCGGTCGATGTCTTTCAGCTCTTCCCAGTTTTGTTTCGCCTGGGCATATTTCCCGCTGGTCGCATGTTCCACCATGTCGAAAAACTTGATGACGGCAAAACCGGAGGCGATCAACCCCTCGGTGAGTGTTGCCACAACCTTGAACGGCATGGCGATAGTGTCCGCCAACACGGTGAAGGTATAAGTGAGCCCCTTTCCCCATATCTGCAAGGTGCCATTGGCTGCCAAAAGGCTGGCTTGCTCGTTGGCCTCCTTGAGCCCGCCGGTGAATCCTGCCACCCCGACGATCAAGATGTCGTTGAAGACCGACCCGCCGGTTACCCCAAGATTATCGAGATACCGCTGCGAGGACAGGAGCTGCTTATTTGCCGTGCCCATCGCCGCTTCGTAGGTTCCGGCGATTTCTTCCCCGGCCTTCATGACCACGTTTACCCTGGCCTGCATCTTCTCTTGTTCGGTCAGGCTTTCCGTGGTCTTGCCAAGCTGGGCTGCCAGCTTTTTGTAGGAGTTTTCAAAATTGACGTTGATGCCGATGGTGCGAAGAACATCGGTCTGGCCGGATTGGATGCCGTGGATCATCTTGGCGAAGGATTCCGACGAATTGATATTGCCGATTACCGCCGCGTCCTGGGCGATTCGGGCAAGGTCTGAGGCTTTGGATAGATCAATATTGGCGGAGGCCATGCGGGTGAGCACTTCCCGCGACTCGGTCATGGCAATGCCGTTTTTCTGGAGCGAGGCGGTAAATCCATCCATCTCGGCCCGGGTGTACCCGGCATTGTTGCCCACCACCCCCATGGATACACCCAGGGTTTCATAGCGGGCCGCAGCCAGGGCAACATCCTTGATGATCGCCCCGAAACCAAGCGCCCCGATTCCGGCCGCAATGGTGCCCCAGGCGGCTTTCATCCCGGTGGCCATGGCCGTGCCGCTTTTGGAAAACCTGGCGAGATCGCCCTCGGCCCTCTTCAGCTCGGCGGCCAACCGGTCGGCATTGCCCCCGATCACCAGCTTGATTTCGTTATTGTTTGCCATCGGCGTCAAGCCTCTCCTGCATCTTCACGGCGGCCTCGTAGGCCTCCTGGTCCTTTTGTTCCGCGGACTCCTGCTCCTTCACCCCGATAAAGGCCAGCACCCCCTCCCGGAACAGCACTTCCCGCTGCCGGTAGTCAAGATAGGGCTTGGCCTCGGCCAGGGTGACGGTCCAGCGTATTTCCCTCCCCTTTAGTGGACAACCGCCGGCGAGGGCGGCGCAGAGGGTTTCGGTCCAGTCGTTTCCACCACCGGCTGCTTGCCCGGCATCATCTTGGCGAGCTTCTCCGAAAGTGATGCCAGACTGGCCATGGACAAAAAATCGGCGATCACCTCCATGGCGGTGTCGATGTCCACGGACCACAGCTCATTTTCCAGGGAGTCAACGTCAACCTCCCGAGGCCCCGCGCCATCCGGCACCAGCACGCAGGCCAGGAGGCGGGGCAACCGCTCGCCGAATGCGGAGATCAACCCCATGGGCGAGAGGTCGATCAGCTTGACCTCCTTGAGTTCGGTGAGCAGCCGGGAAAGCTGGCCGATGACCAGGGGCTGCTGGGTGTATTTTTTTTCGTTGATGGTGTAGGTCTTTTTCATGGGGTTCCTATACTGCCGACTGGGTGTTTTTAAGGATGATCTGCAGGGTGGTGGCTTCGGCTGCGTTGTCGTAGTAGGCGTCAAAGCCCAACTCAACCCAGAGGCCGCCGGCCTTGTCGATCATCGGAGTTTTGACGCTGTAGGTCATTTCCGGCAGCTTGAATTCCACCGACTCGTTGTTTGCGGTGCCCGCGCCGGTGCCACGGTTGTACACCACCCGCAGGCTGGTTTCCGTGGAGTTCAGGGCTTTGTTGTACATGACCATGTCCTGGAACAGCACCTTGAGCGTGCCGCTCACATGGACAACCCCCTCGTTGATCGCCCCGCGCGCCCCGCCGCCGCCGATCAGGAAGGTGTCTCCGTCCAACTGGTTGTCAATGGTCAACCCGGAGATGGAGGAGCAGACGGCAATGGCGGACCCGCCCTCCTCGATGGTGCCGATAGCCAACCCGTCAAAGGAGGCCTTGCCCAGGTCCGCCGGAGTGGCGAAGAAAGGAGAGGTGGAAGCGGTCTCCTTGGCGCCCAGGAGATCGAAACTCATCTTCTGCGGCCCCGCTGGAGAGACATCCAGGCTCATCTTGCCGATCTTGCAGCCGTTGTATTTGAGATACTGACCGATGTCGGTAAACCCTTTTTCCACCAGCCAGGACGGCAGGCAGGAGCCGACCTTGAAGGTGTGCTGGTAGGTGGTCGCGGCGGTGGTGACCTTCTTGAGGGTGCCGCTGCCCAGGGTGAAGGTTGAGCTGATCCCCACCGGGATGCGCAGGACAAAGATGTTTGCCGAGGTAACGGCGATACACTTGCAGTACAGGTTGTTCAGGGCCGTGGGCGCGGTGAGTCCGGCGATCTGAACCACATCTCCGGTGGCGATCCCGTGGGCTGTGCAGGTGACGGTCATGGTCTGGTTGGCGGTGTCGATCACCGCCGTGGGCGTGGTCAGGGCCGCGCCTACAGCCTCGCCGGTGCCGGAATTGGCGGTGGTGGCCACACTGCCCAGCGCTCCATAAAAAAGCAACCCGTGCCCCGCCATCAGCTCGGTGGGGAACCCGCCCGCCACATCGATATTGCCACGGGTGGAAGCAACGGCGTTGCGGTTGCCGCGCAGGATATTCGAGGCGTTCTGCTCCACCGACTTGCCGATGGACTCCGACTCGATGTAAATCTTGGTGGTGGCGGCCGTGGTGGGGTCAACGGCATAGGCCGCGCCCTCCTGCTGCAGTGCCAGATATGCGTTTGATCCTTTTGCCTGGGGCATTTTCGTGTCTCCTTATTCCCTACAGCGCCCCGCGCGGGGTCCGGTAGGTGATCGTGGCGGTCAGGTGCGGCCAGAGGATTCTTTCCCCCGCCTGGGTTAAATGATCTGCCTGGCCGGTGATGTCGATGCTCTCCACCTGGCCGGCCAGGGTATAATCGGCGAAAATGGCTGCGGCGGCGGAGTTTAAAAGATCGCACACCGCCTGGTAATCAAACTTCCCGGTCTTGATCGCGCCGATATTGACCGGCACCTTGTGCTCCCACAGACCGATGATCGCGCCCGGGTCGGTGGTGGAATCCTCGATGGAGATCTGGAGCATCGGCGCATTCTCCAGATCCGGCACGCTGTCCCAGGGCAGGTAGACCCGGTTGGCCACCGCCGCCACCCCGGCCTTGAGCAACGTCTTGAGCGCCTCCAGAACAACAGGCCGTTTCGCCGCCATCAGAAATCCCTCGTGAGATCAAGCTCCACGAACCCGGCGCCGTCCTGGGTCTTTTCGTAGGCCTGATATTCTGTGCCGTCGATGGTGATGACGGTGGAGTCCTTGGTAACCGTGGCCGCATCCGCCGCCGAAAGCAGCAGGGTGGGGGCATCGGTGATCACCGTCACCCCATTGCGGTTCACCGGCTGACCGGGCTCGTTGAAAACCCCGGTCACGGTGGCCGCGCCGATGGTGGCCGGGCCGCCCAGGGCGGCAAGCATGGCTGCTTTGTCGGCGGCGGAGAATTGCATTTACTCGGCATCCTCTGCAGGGGCTGCATCCTCAACAACAACCCAGCCCTGCTCCACCCACAACGCCACCTGGTGCGGGTGGGCCATGATGGTTTCCTCGCCCTTGGTAAGGGTGCGCAGGCAGGGGTCCAGCTCGTTTGTCTTGATGCCTTCCGGCTGTTTTTTGTCCTTGGCCATGACCGTTACTCCTTCTGATTAAGGGGCTGGTGTTACCCAGCCCCGTCCGTTTACGGTTTAGTTGCCCAGCAGCAGGGCGATATGGGGAGACTTCACAGCCTTAACGCCCCAGGCAAGGCCCACCTCGAACTGGTTGGCGTGGTAGCCTTTGTACATGGCGATGCGGAACGGCAGGCCGGAGATCGGATCGACCACGATCATCTCATCCACGGCCGCATCGCCGCCAGTGGGCTGTTTGGGCAACCTGGACAGCAGGTGGATGGCATCCCGAGTGAGGCCGATATTACGGGAACAGGTGCCGACCACAACCACGGCGGCGCCATCGGCCAGGGTGGTCCGCAGGCCGGGGGCGTTGATGGTGATATCCCCGGCAGCGGCCAGCCCCACCTGCACCACATATTTGTGGGTGGTGTTGGTGCCGAGGGTAACGATATCCCCGGCCAGGATAGTGCCGGTGCCGGTTTTCAGGGTCACGGTGGTGGCCCCGATGGCATGGGCGCCGTTGACCACATAGGGGCCGGTGTTGTTGCCGACCGCGGTGGTGGTGACAATCTGCGCCGATTCGCGTAGCTTCATGCCGTAGGCGTCAACCAAAACCCCGGACTCCAGCATTGACCCTGCCTGGAACGAGCCGAAACCCACCAGGGTGCGCACTGCGGCCCCGGCGGTGGTGTTCATCACCAGCGCGCGGTCGGTCAGCGGGGCGCCGTTGTCGGTGAGGATCTTGTTGAGCTGGGCCGCTTCGCCAAGGTTGGTGCCGAAAAGGGCAGCCGGGGTGGTGGCATGGGCGGCGTAGGCGCGAGAGGCATACAGCCCCAAAGCGGCCAGGTCTGTCTCAATCTCGTTGCGCAGGGCGCGGAAGGCCTGGGCAAACTTGTTGTTCTGGATGCCGTTCTTGGCCTCTTCCCCAAGTCGGGCCTCATCGTCGCCGGTCCAGTGGAACGGCACGTTGCGGGACTTGGTCAGCTTCATGGTGCCGGTGGCCAGGGTGGAATCCACGAGGGCCGGCGGCGTGGCTGCCGGGGTGGTGTCGCGGGCAACGCCCACGGCGGAAATCTCGTAGGTGATATCCTGGTTGAGCGCGGCCTGCTCGGCCTTGTTGGATGTCGATACCGCCCCCAGCATGCCGGTGGGCTCGTTGCTGACAACGTCAACGGTGTCGTAGATGTACTGGATCAATCCGGTAAGTGTATTTGCCATGATCGTTTACTCCTTAAAGTTTTTTTGCAGCCTTTCGGTCAAACACCTGGCTGTGTTTTTTTTATTCGATGACCTTGCCGCCACCCTTCACGAACGCCCGCTGCTCGCCATAGCCCAGCGCATTGAACGCCGCCCGCTTCATGGTCTGCGCCTCGTCGGTGCCACCATCCGCTGCTGGTACCGCGTTATTGGCCTCGCCGGTAATCTCGGCCAGGGCCTTTTCGCGCAGGGACTTCTCCGCGCCCACCATGGCCATGGCCGCTTCCGCGCCGGAGGTCTTGCCGTCGAAGGCCAGCGTCTCGATGAGCGCCTCATGGCCGGGGATGACCTGGGCGCGGACATCGGCGATGCGCTGCTGCTCTGCCTTGGCTCCCGCCTCTTGTGCCTGGTTGACTGCCTCTGCCATTCCTACCTGGGCCTCTGCCACGATGGCCGCGACCAGGTCAGGATGCTCCTCTTTCAAGGTTTTGATATCCATGCCGTGCTCCTTTTGGTTCGTTGCCAGGGCAACACCGGCCCCGCGCTGTTGCTGCTTTCTGTTGCGGGCCAATTCCCGCGCCTTGTTCATGGTTGCGGCCAGGGTGGAAACACCGTCCACCAGGCCAGCGTTGATTGCTTGTGAACCGTGGAACACCCGGCCATCCGCCATGGCGGACAATACCTGGGCCACATCGGTGCCGCGATTGCGGGCCACATCCTCCACGAAAACCGCGTAGACATGGTCGATGGCCTCCTGGATCTGGGCTTTGCCTTCCTCAGTGAGGGGGCCGTACTGGCTGGCCGCCCGCTTGTACTTTCCGGCGGTGATCTCCGTTGTCTTGATGCCCTGTTTTTCCTCGGCCTTGGAAACGTCCAGATGCTTGGCCACCACGCCGATACTGCCGACCATGGCCACCTCGGATGAGATAAATACCTGGTCGGCAGCAGAGCCGATCCAATAGGCAGCGGAACACATCATCCCGTCGGTGCAGGCCAGAATCGGCTTGACGCCTCGGGCTTCGTGGATAAGCTGGGCCAGCTCCGGGGTGCCGTCCACGGTGCCGCCGGGAGAATCGATGGCCAGGACAATGGCCTCCACGGAGCGGTCGGCCATGGCGGCCAGGAAATCACGGCCCACCAGCTCGGAGGAAACGCCGCCGGAGATCTTGGAAAACAGGTTCATCCGCTTGGCGATCACCCCGTCGATGGGCAGCACCGCCACGCCGTTGTCCACGGTGTAGCCCTTGGGCTCGCTGGCAAAGTTGATGCCGGTGGAGGCGGAGAGCGCATCCAGGTCGATCTTTTCCCCGCGCAGGTGGCGGGCATAGATGTTCTGCACCTCGGAAAGCATATCCGGGGTGATGGCCCACGGGGCGTTGATGATATCAATCAGTCGCATTGTCTTCTCCCTCCAGGTCCGTGCCGGTGGTGCTGTCCGGAGCAGGGACCGGTGTATTCTCTGGTTGCTGCTCAAGCAGCAGCCCATGTTCCCGCAGGAGTTTCTCCTCCTTGATGATCTGGGGCATCTTCGCCTCCCAATCGCCGCCGGTGAGCCGGGCGCATTCTTCCGACCGGGTGGAGATGCGCAGATCGACCCTGGCCTTGGCCGCATCGATCTCTTTTTTCGGGTCAAGCTGGCTGGGGGCGTCGCCGGTCCAGGAGGTGGAGAGCCAGGCCTTGCGGATCAGCGGGTCGCTGAAAAAACCGGGGGCCTGTAATCTGCCGGTGGCAACGGCCTCGGTGATCACCGCCTCATAGACCGGCTGGCAGAGCATGGTCACCAGCCAATGGCGGCGGCGGTTGAAATAATCCCACGCCTCCTCCAGGGCGGCGCGGGCGGCGGAATAACTGGCGGTGAAATGCTTGATCAGCAGCTCGAAGGGCAGCTCCAGGGCCACGCCGATCTGGCGCAGGATCGCCTGGACGAACGGGTCAAAGGCGGTGTTGGGGCGGCCGGGGTTGGAGGATTCCACCTTTTCTCCGGGCATCAGCCCGACCACGGAGCCGTAGCCCAGCTCCAGGCCGGTGGTGTCCGCCTGCAACGAGGGGTCTGCGTCCGGGTTGTCCTGGGTTGGGGCAGGGCCGATGGCCGGGTTGCCCGCCTCGTTGGTGACGAAAACGGTGAACATCCCGGAGACCACCGCCGCCATGACCTCAGCGTCGGTGTAGCGGCCCAACTGCTTGAGCAGCTCCACCACCGGGGTGAGGTAGGGCACTCCCCTGGTCTGGCCGGGCCTGGTCTTATCGAACAGGTGCAGGGCCAGGGGTGCGCCGGTTGCCTTGCCGAATGCGGGCAGGGTGGTCCAGGTAAATTTATTTCGGTCGTAGACCCGGAAGTTGCCAGGGTGCTGGTTGAGCACCTGGTAGTTGATCGGAGCGCCGGTGGTGTCGCGCTCCACCCCGCCGGAGAGCGTGGCGGAGTCTTTCTTCTGGTCTTTGTTGCAGATCCGGGCCGCTTCGATCAGTTGCAGTTTGAGGGAGTAGGGCGAACCGGGCCGCTTGAAGCGCGGCATGTTGACCAGGACATCGCCATCCTCCAAAACCTTGAGAAAGGCGAGCCCCTGGAGCAGCGAAAAGGGGAGGTGCCGCTCGGCGTCAATCTCCCGCGTTTCCGTGGCCAACCGGAACTCCCGCTCGGCGTTGCGCTCCCAGGAGTCTGCCTGTTCGTCGGTGAGGTTGAGGACTTCGCGGTCCAGTTGGGATTTAACCTTAAGGCCGGTGCCCACCACCTTGGTGATGTTGGTGCGGATGGCGCCCCCGGCAATGGCGTTGTTGCGCACCAGGTGCTGGGATTCTTCTCGCAGGGTGGGGAGGTCGGGCAGGATGGCGGAGTCCGGGTCCATCTCGCGCTTGGTGCCGGATTGGTTGGCGCGACGGGTGCGGTCGGCGCTGGTGTAGCCGCCGGACATAGCCATGCGCACGCGGGAGCGATACCGCTCCGCCCCGCGCACCGGGTCCAGCCAGTTGACGATCTGGTCGGTGACGGTCACCGGAACGGCGATATCCTTCTGGCCGACGCGGACAGTGCGGGAAAGGCTCATCGCGGGATCACCTCCATAACACGGAGGCCGCCGGTGCGGGAGAGGCGCGCAACCCTAGCCTCCCAGATGGAAATGCCTTTTTGCACGGATTCCAGATCGGCGCGGGTCAGATCCTTGCCGTTGATGGATACCCGCTGGCCAAGGAGGATTGCCGCCTCGGCGTTGAGGTATTCGGTCAGGCGTGATTCAGATTGTGCAAGGGTGATACCGGCCATTGACATCTCCTGTGTCTATGGTCGGTATTGTGGCAGGGTTGGGATATTTTAAGAAGTGCTCATTTTCCGTCATTTTCCGTCATTTGCACAATATGTGGTGGGTAAAATAAAAAACCAACCACAATATGTGGTGGTCATTCCATCCACTTTTCCCGATCAATCCTGATCGACCGCACATAGTCCCGCAGCTCGCTGGCCATGAGACGCAGACCCTTGCCTCTGGTCGATCCGTTATAGGCGTTGATCTTCCCGTCCTGGACCAAGCCCAGCACCGTCCGGGGCGAACAGGACAGCATCTGAGCGGCATCTCTGGGCGTCACCAGCACCGACTGCTCCAGCACCTCGCGCTTGAAGGCCTCGATATCCCCCCTGGTGATCCTTTCCCTCGGCATGGTCAACTCTGTCATCGCTGCACTCCTTTGGAATAAACCTTTCTCTTCGGGGAGGCCGGACCTTCCGGCCGCCGATCCCTGATCCTCAATATCTCCGCCGCGCCCATGCCGTACACCCCTATGTCCCAATGATGGTTTGGCTTGTTGCGGGGGCAAATCCACCAACCCCGCTCATCCTGGTACTCGGCGCACATCTGCTGGGCGTAGTCGGTGCCTGTCTCGGCGTGGAGGTGGTAGGCGCCGGGGTCGCCCGGCTCGATCTGGAGCTTGCTGGCCAATTCGTTCTTGAACATGGTGACGTTGATGGTGTACAGGGTCAGCCCGCCGGGGATGAGGATTTTCTTGCCGGTGCGGCTGGGGTAGTAGTCCAGCCGGGTGGTGTTCCAGGCCTGGGCCATGTCGCGGCGACCCTTGAGCGGGCGGAAGAACGGGTGCAGCCGGCAAAACTCGTACACCTCGGCGGTGCGGCTGTGCTTGGGCTTATGCGGATCGGTGCCGCCGCCTGAGTCGATGAAACCGGCAGAGGCCCGGTACTCCTTGCCATCGGCATCCAGCCAGGTCTTTTTGCCGATGTCCACAAGGTGGTCGAAGTGCTCGACAAAGCCGTGGTCGATGCGCCAGGTCTCCATGTCGCGGCCCCAGCCATAGGCCCACACCTGGTAGTAAAACCCCACCCGCTGGGTGTCCGCCAGCACCACGATGCAAGACGGATCACGCGGCGAAACCCCCCGCGGCATGGACGGCTCCACCAAGCGGAGGATGTGGTCCTCCTTGCGGTCCTGGTGCTCGGCCTCGTAGTTGATCGCCTCATAGCCGTTGGCCCAGGCGATCTTGTCGGCCAGCGGGCCGCTCTGGGCCTTGAGCCACGCCCCCGCGATCTCGGACAGGGGAATATCCAGGCACTCCCAGGCGCGGTGGTGAAAGCCAACCTTGCTGGGCCTGGGGATCTCCGCGCCTTGCACGCACTCCCAACGCCCGGTGCGGATCGCCTTGTCGCGGTCCTGGTCATTCCACACCGCGCCGCAGTCGTTGCAGGCATAGCCAACGGCAATCCGGTCCACGCTTTCCGGGGTGGCGCCCTCGGGCAGCACCAGATGCTCGGCATCCATGCGGATCATCCCGCCGCAGTCCGGGCAGCAGACCCGGAACTCCCATACCTGGTGGCACTTGCGCATGCCATCGTAAATGAATTTGCCCGCAGCGCTGGAGGAGAAAAAACGCTTGTACCGCCCCTTGTACGTCCGGTTCCGCTTCTTGATCAGGGTGATCGGGTCCGCCTCTTTGCCTGCCAACTCCGGGTACTTGTCCACCTCATCGCCAAAACAGTGCTTGGCCGTAAAGGTGGCCATGGACGATGGCGAATTTGCCCAGGATGGATAGATGGTCATGCCGTGGCGCAGGGCCATACGGGCCAGGGAGACATCGTCCTGCCTGCCGGTGAGGTAGCGGGCCAGCCGGGGCGACTGCTGCAGGGTGGGGCGCAGCTTGCCGCCGGTGATCTTTGAGGCGGTATCCTCGGTGGGCATGAGATAAAAGATGTTGCCGGGGTCGCAATCCACGCACCAGCCCAAACAGTTGATCATGGTATTAGTCTTGCCGGACTGCTCCACCCCGCAGAACCACACCTCCCGCACATGGGGCTTGCCAAAGGTGTCCATGATCTTGACCGTGTGCGGCGCATACTCATGCCGCCAGGGGCCGACATGAGCGCCATCCGCCACCATCCGATACTTGGCCGCCCACTCCGAAACCCGGATCTTCTCCGGGCTGCGCAGCCGCAGCTTGACCGCCCGATGGATGGGGAAAGAAACCGGCATGCCGGCCAGGATGTCACGGCGCATGGGCGGCAGCTCGGCAGGGTAGGGGATGGTTGCGGGGATGAGCATCATGTCATATCCATGGGGCTGATGATCCCGGCGCCGCGGCTCATCACATGCAGGTAGATCTGCGTGTTTCGGATATCGTCGTGGCCCAGGAGTTCCTGCACGGTGCGGATGTCAACCCCGCTTTCGAGCAGATGGGTGGCGAAGGAATGGCGGAACGAATGGCAGGAGGCCATTTTGTTGACCTTGGCCCGCCGCACCGCCAGCTTCACCTGTCGCTGCAGGGCCGATTCGTGCAGATGGTGGCGATAGAAAATGCCGGTGTGCTTATCAACGCAAAGATGGGAGGCCGGAAAAACGTACTGCCAGGCCAGCTCCTTGGAGGCGTTCCGATATTTGCGGGCCAGAGCCGGTTCCATGGTGGAGCCCTCGTATCCGTGCGCGAGATCGTCGGCAAGCAGTGCCTCCGCCCGGGCGACGTGTGCCCGCAACCGGTCCACGGCGGAGACAGGCAAGGGAACGATCCGGTCTTTTTTCCCCTTGCCGAATTTGACATGGAGGGAGGCGCGATCAAAGTCGATCTCCTTGACCCGCAGACGGCAGCACTCCATGAGGCGCAGGCCGGAGCCGTAAAGCAGGGCAGCCATAAGCGCATAAGGCTCCGGGAGTAGGGAGATGACCCGCTTGGCCTCGGCCCGGCTGAAGACCACCGGCAGGTTTTTCGGCCGCTTGGCCCGAACGAACTGGCTAAAATCCCCGACCTCAACCTGGATCACATGCTTGTAAAGAAAAACAACGGCGTTAAGGGCCAGGTTTTGCGTGGAAGCAGCCACCCGGCGCTCCTCAGCCAGGAAGGTGAGAAACGCCTTGATAACCTCTGTGGCGGATTGCCCGTGGAGGTTCTGGTGGAGTCGGTAAAATTCCATGTACTGCCACGCCCAGGCGGAATAGCTGTCTGCGGTCTTGTCTGAATAATGCTGGAGCCTGATGGATGCCCGCAACTCTTTAATGCGCGGGTTGGCCTCCATCCTTTTGCGGTCTTTCGCCGGAATGGCGGAAAAGCGATTACAGCGCAAAGAAGCATTATTCATGGCGTTTTCCTCCGGTCTAGGATTACTGGTGGTGATTGCTATGCTGCAAGGTTGCGTGGGAATACATGTTATGCTTTAAGATACGTCACCCATATCGTGCTGCCAGTTTTCCCGGTGAAGTCCCCAAACAACGGCTCAACAGGAAACGCTCTCAGTAAATCCTTCGCTTTTATGTTCGCCTCGTTCC